GGACTGTATCCGTTAAATCCTATGGACATAATACATTATCCAGACGGTACGCAGGACTATTATACAATATCAATGCCTGGGACACAGAAAGGCTCAATGGACATATCTAAAGATGATATAATTTTCTGGTATGATCCTGATCCGAAAAATCCATACAGAGGGTGGGGGTTAGCACAGGCGTTGATTGACGAGCTGCAGACCGACGAGTACGCAGCAAAACATACAAAAAGTTGGTTCTATAACAGGGCAACACCTGAGTTGATAGTTTCTATTCCTGGAGTACGTCAAGAACAGCTGGAACAGGCTAAAAATCATTGGCTTCAAAACAATCTGGGCTTCATGAAGGCATTTAAACCGCATTTTGTGAATTATCAGGTACAGGTACATCCTATAACGCAGAATTTTTCTGACATGCAGCTGGTAGAACTGAGAAAATTCGAACGTAATATAATTTTAAACGTATATGGAGTGCCGCCAGAAATATTTGGTATCATAGAAAATTCTAATAGAAGTACAATAGCAGCAGCGACGGCTATATTGACAAGAGGCGTCATAGCGCCGAGAATTCTTGACTTTGAGGCTGTGATGAACAAATATTTCTTCTCTGAGGTTGGACTGCAGATAAAATATCAAAAAGTTGCAAAAGAAAGCATTGAGATGTTGATAGAGATAATGAAATCAATGCCGTGGGCATTTACAGTTGATGAAATACGTACAATAGCAGGGTTACAGAAACTCGGAGATGAACGTGGAGATTATATAGCAGTACCTGTAAATATGCAGATGACAAAAGATTTTAAAGATTTAAGCGGATTTGATAAAGAAGTATGATATAATACTAAGTGAAAGGAGGAGCAAGATGAGTACAAACGTAATAGGGCGTATATTGACAAAAAAAGAAAACAAAACATATGATACAATAATTCAAAAAGCCTCAGAAGGAGAAAAGAGGCAGTTTTGGTTTAGAGCATCTGATGAAACGCCTGATAGATACGGCGATGTAATCAGGGCAAAAGGCTGGGACACAAAAAACTTTTTTAAAGGTGGTCCTGGACCATTGTTATTTAATCACCATAGTGATGAGATAGTTGGAAGGATAGTAAAAACAGAAATCAGGGGTAAAGAATTTTGGGCTTTGGCTGAATTTCCAGAAAAAGGGGTAAATGAGAAGGCAGATCAAGTTTTTTGGATGTTGGAGAATGGTTTTTTGAAGAGTTTTAGTGTAGGATTTATGCCACTCGAATACAAAGAAATATGGGAAAAAGATAACTTTATAGGCTATGAATTCACTAAACAAGAGTTATTGGAAATTTCGGTGGTAACAATTCCTGCAAATCCTAACGCACATAAAGATTTTGGAGGTGAAGCGATGAATGAAATAATCAAAAAGATGAGCGAACAAATGTTTAAATTGTTCGAAAAGGTAGAAGAACAGGAACAAAAAATTAAAGAATTAGAGGCTAAAATAGAAACAAAATCAGCTGAAAAAGACGAAGAGCAAGAAACAATGACAGATGAAGAGAAAAAATTATTGGAAAAATTAGAAGAATTAGAAAAGAAACTTGGAAATATAGGAGGTAAAGAAAATGAGTGAAATATTATTAAAGAAATTTGAAGAAATTAATGAAAAAATTGAAAAATTACAAAAAGAATATGAAAAAATAATTAACGTAAAAGCCGTTGATTGGGAAAGATTAGCAAAACAAATGGCTGGAGAATCAGAAAGAAAAGTTCAAAAAGCTCAAGCTGGGGCATTTTTAAGATTATTTGCAGCAGCAAATGGTAATCCGAGAAAAGCTGCAGAAATGGCTGAAAAATATTATAAGGATAAAGTTTTATTTAAAGCATTAAATGAATCAACAGCAGCAGATGGTGGATATCTTGTACCACCTGAATATGCAAGAGATATAATTGACTTATTAACCGCAAAAACAATTTTCAGACAAGCTGGGGCAACAGTATTGCCAATGAAAGGTGGAACATTAAACTTTACAAAGAAATCCACACCTTCTACAGCATCATATGTAGGAGAAGGACAGAAAATCGCTGTTTCACAACCAACATTCAGCCAGGTTTCATTGACATGGAAGAAACTTGCTGCTATGGTTCCTGTATCAAATGATTTATTAAGGGATGCATCAATGAATGAACAAGCTGATAGATTAATAAGAGACGATGCAGTAGAACAATTAAGATTAAAAGAAGATATAACATTCTTAACAGGAGACGGCTCAGGAGGTGTAGCACCAGTAGGTGTATTAAATCAAACAGCATCAGGACATAAATTTGTAAGAACACAAGCTGCATCACCTTCAACACCTGAAGAAATAGAAGCTGACTTGAAAAAAGCAAGATCATTATTGATGAAAGCTAATATACCAATGAGCTCACCTGCATGGGTAATGGGCATTGATACAATGACAAACTTATCACTCTTAAAAGATTCAAATGGATTCAAGGTATTCCCTACTCTTGATAATGCAACACCTACATTGTTAGGAATAAGAGTATTGACAAGTTCTGCTGTACCAGAAGAAGAAGTATATTTAGTTGATTTCAGACAAGTAATAATTGGAGAATCAGATAATCTTATAATTGACATATTCAAAGACGGCGCATATGACGACGGATCAACTATAAGAAGTTTAGCACAATATGATGAAACATTAATTAGAGTTATGGCAAGACACGATTTATTGATGAGATATGACACAGCAGCCTCTATTATAACAAGTATTGACTGGTAAGGTGATTACTATGACATCATATACAAGAACTTATCCTGAAAAGTTTAAATGGAAAATCGGGTCTGTAGTTAATAAAGGACTACAGGTCCTTTTAAAAGTTACATTTGCTTATGGTTGGATTGAACAAACTTATCAGAAAATGGTAACTCCAGAACAAAGAGACGAAGAAGGTAATATTACTCAGGAAGCAGTGTTTGAAGAAGCAGTACAATATGTAGGTAACATGGTTGATGAGGAAATAGAATTACCTGCTATGATGACACCTGAACAAGTTAAAGATTATTTAAATGCATACTGGGGAGATAAATATGCATTATTAGATAGAAATTCAGAAATTTTACAAGCATTAAAGCAAATGGCAGGTACGAAGGAAGGCTGATAAATATGATTGTTAAGCTGAAAAAAGATTATTTAAGATACAGAAAAGGTCAAAAAATGCAAGTAAATTTAGCTAAAGGAAAAGATTTAATAAAAAGAGGCATAGCTGAAGATGTTTTTGAAGGCAAAACAATGATAAAAGTTAAATTTATAAAAGATTACATGGACACAAAAAAAGGAACAATAAGAGAATTGCCAGTACATAGAGCATGGATGCTTTTAGGTAACAAAATAGTTACATTGGAGAAGGAGAAAAAACACAAAACGATGATAAAGAAGTGATAACATGAAAACATTTGAGATAATAAATGTATCTAATAACGATTTATTGAGTAAAAATGAAATAGATAATTTATTTGGATCAGGAGCGGGGGACAAGTATGTGCCCCTCGCTAATGATTTTATACGTAATTATTGTGATAGATATTTCTCTTATGGACAATTTCGAGAAACATTTTATGGTAGTCAAAATACATTATTTTTACAGGAAATGAATATAAAATCAATTGATAAAGTAACAATAGATGACGTTGAAACAACTAATTATGAATTAATAAATTCAATGTTGCTTTTAAAAGATTATATAGGCTATATAGATGCAAAAATTGTAGTTGAATATACATCGGGATATGTTATTATTCCCGCTGAAATTCAAGAAGCTGGAAAATTATATATAAATGATATGATAAGTATTGAAAATCAGATAAGAAGCGATATAACGTCGCAACGAGTAGGCGAGGTTTCGATGAATTATAAACTGTTTCAGACTATTGAGAGATTATTGTTACCCTGGAGGAATATCCGATGAAAACTTTAGTAATAACTCAATATGAGAATGATATTGATAATGATGGTAATCCTATAAAACAGACAACATCAATATTTAGTATTAAAGTAAATGATTATCAATTGCAGACAATGAAAAACGAGGATAAAATGAATTGGTTTGGGACAGTAGATGTAGAAACATTGAAATTATTTATAAAAAATGATTCCGTTTTGATAAACCTAAATGATATAATTACAATAGAGGGAAAAGAATATGAAGTAGTTGCCAAAAATGATATGTCAGGATTATATGATGTATATATATTAAAGGCAAAGTGATATTATGAGAATAACAACAAATTTGAATGTTCAGAAAATTACACAGCAATTACAAGCTTTACAAAAACAAATAGAGGATAATTTATATAAATTATTAATAAGTTTATCTTTAGAAGAAATTGAGAAAGCTGTAGCTAAAGGAACATATCAGAATTGGACATTTAATTTAAGAAGTTCTATTTCAGCTGCAATTTTTAAAAACGGCAAACTCGTATATGTACATATAGCGGATGAAAATAAAAAAAATGTACCATTAGCTGCATTAGACGTTACAGAAAATGATAGAGCAAACTCTCGAACAAGTCTTGTAAAATTTAGGAAAGATACAAGTATTTTAAAAGCAAACATAAGAGATGCGATAGACAAAATTAAGGCGTTTGAAAAAGAAACAACATTTGAAGTATTTATTTTTGCAGGAATGTATTATGGGGTAGATATTCAACAAAAATACAAAAAAACAGTTTTAGACCCTACAGGAGCAGAAAATGAATTTTTTCAGTTATTAAAGAAAATGAAAGCAACGATGAAAATGCATATAATTCCTGCAAATATCAGAAGTTCAGAATTAAGAGAAATATTTGTAGATCAGTCAGAATTTACTTATGAACCATTTATTGAACAATTAGAAGAATATCTCAGGACAATTGGGGGTATTATGATATGACAATGCCGATAATGTTACAAGATGAGATTGTAACTGAAGTTTATAAAAGAATAAAAAATATTTCTGTTCCAGTATATAAATATTTTAACTCACAAAAAAAAGGTAAAAAAGTAATAATTCAATTAATTAGTAACAATTTTCAACCCCCGATATTTCAAGTAGGAGAAATAGCTATCATAATAATCGCAAACACATTGGACAATATGATTGACGCAAATACTTTAAACAGTATAAAAAATGAGATAGATACTGCTATTCAAACCCCTGTAGATTATAGTTTTATGGATTTTCAGCCAAGCCGTATAGATGGTCCAGATATTAATCCATCTAAAAATAGCGAATGTTATTTAGTTTTGAAGTATAAATTTAAAATTTCATTATAAGTGAATTTAAGGAGGTAAAAAAAATGGCATCATTGATATTTAATATTGAAAAAGTTGAAATTGCATCTTCAATCGAAACAGCTGCAGATATATCTGCATTTGATACAACCTTTGACGCAGATTCAAATAAACTTGATTTAGGGAAAACACAAGGTGGAGGAAGTTTTGCACAGGATATTCAGGAACTTGAAATAGCATCAGACCAGGATACAGACCCAGTAGAAATACTTGTTCAATCTGCACCTAAAACATTAACACTTAATTTACTTGAAGCTGAACCAAAGAATCTTGCATTAGCCTTTGGTGTTGATCCAGATACTATAACAGGTACAGATGTTGAAATTCCACTTGCTGTAAATGGTGTAGAAAAATCTTTAAGAATTACAACAAAAGCTGTTGGTGGGAAAAAATATATATTTAGAATTCCAAAGATTAAATTCAAAGGGACAACATCAATATCCTTTACAAAAGATAACGCATCAACAATACCATTAGAAGGAAAAGTATTAGCTCCTTCAGCTGCACAACCTGTATTCATTGAACAAACAAATGCTTAAAAATGATGAAAATATGATATAATATTATTAGAAGCCCCGAGTAACGCAAAGTTACAGGGGCTTTTTATAAAAAAATAAAGGAGGAAAAAAGACTATGGGTAAAAGTGAATTTGATATTATTGCAAATATGGGAGAGTACAAAATTAGTATAGGTGGTAAAATGTATGAGATAAAATCACCTGTACTCAGAGTACATATAGAAACTGTAAGAAAAATAAAACAGTTATTGAAAGATATTGATTTTGATATTGAAAGAGATATAAAAAATAAACCTATTGAAGAAATAGTTGGAGTAGTATTAACAAAAATTTATGAAAATATAATGAATCCAGATAAATATGAAAAAATAATGACAGATGCAGCATATATATTAGCATTACTTATAAACAACAAAGTAGAAAAAAAATGGGATGAAAACGATGTTACACCAGATGATATATTAGACAATATGCAATTTAAAGAAATATTAGGATTATTACAGGAAGTATTAAAATTTACGGAGGTTGATAATTTTTTGCTGATAATGGCACAGATGGCACAGGCGATGGACATCGAAAAAGCAAACGAAGTAAGCTCTACTTCTCAAGATTAATTTATACATTAGCAAGTACATTTGGCTGGACTATTGATTATATATTGGATAATTTAAGTTTCTTTCAAATCATCTTATTAACAGAAGCCTCTAAAGAAATAATGGATGAAGCTAAGAAGGACAAAAAAGATGATAAAGTAATTTCGCTGGAAGAAGATGATGCAGTTGCTAAATTCTTTGGACAGGACATTTTCGACGGATAAAAGAAGAGGTGAATTGAATGGCAGAATTAGATAGATTATATTATTCACTCGGATTAGATACTTCAGGTTTAGAAAAAGGAATAAATAAAGCAATAAAAGATTTTTCTCAATTATCTACACAAATTTCTCAAAAAGTAAAAAAATTAAATGATTCATTAAATTTAGAAATAACAACAGGACATTCAACGACTCAGTTAAAAGAAATGGCTGAGGCGTTTGAACGTCTTTTGCAATTAATAAAAACTAATAAAAAACATATTAATCTTTATAAACAAACTTTGCAAGAATTAGTAGAAATATATAAAAAAATAGGCAGACAAAAGCTTTTTGCAGGATTACAACAAGAAGTTACAGAAGCAAAGAAAAAAATTGATGAATTTTCTAAAGAATTGCAAAAAATAAATAAAATTACTGCTGCTAATCAAAGTCAAAAGAAATCAACAGCAGCAGTTACAACAAGCGAAGATTTAAATAAACAATTTGAATCGTATAAAAAAATTAGTGAAATTTTAAAAGATTTGATAAGCAAAGAACAACAGAGATTAAAAGTATTTGAAGAGCAGGATGTTGATATAGAACAATATTTAGAAAGTATGAATTTTATTTTAAATAAACAAAAAGAAATCGTAAATGAAGCTCAACGATTAAATAAAGTTGCATTAAAAACAGGAGATCCTGATGCGATAAGCAGAACAAATGCTGAATTATCAAAACAACAATTAGTTTTAAAAGAATTGCAAACAGAATATGCAAGTTTTTATACAGATGGAGGAAAATTATTAGCAGGATATCAAAAAAAGCTGGATGCATTACGTAAAACAGCATTTGATGTAAATAATACAAATAATAAGAGTATTGATGTTTTATATACATATCAATCAGTTTTGCAAGAAATTATTAAAGAATTAAAAAAATATAATTCTGCTGTAGTAAAACAAAATAATCAAACAGGTGATTATCGTAATCAAATAGTTACTATTTCTTCAGAATTATCAAAGTATCAAAAAGAGTTATTACGAGTAAATGATGCTATAAAACAGCAAAATTCTTCATTAAAACAAGCAACAACGCAATTTAATAGTATAATGGGTGTTATTACCCGTGTTTCAATGTTATTTGGAGTATCTTTTAGTTTAAATAAATATATAAAAGATATATATGCTTTCTCTTCTGAATTTGATCATGCTGTAAGGGAAATTTTAACATTATTAGAAAACTCTGTAGATTCTACAGGGGATTTTGGTACTGCCATAGATGATTTAAAACAAAAAATACTTGATTTGGGACAGAAAGCACCTTTTGCTTATAAGGATATTACAAAAGCAATGTATCAGGCAATTTCTGCTGGTATTGAACAAAATGAAATTTTTGAATTTATGAATAATGCAACAATAGCAGCAGTGGGAGGAGTTACAGATTTACAAACAGCAGTAGATGGATTGACTACAGTTATGAATTCATGGAATGTTTCAACAAAAAATATGGGAGATATTCTTGATACTTTCTTTACAGGAGTAAAAGAAGGTAAAACAACATTTTCTGAATTATCTGCTCAAATAGGTAAAGTAGCTCCGTTAGCAACACAATTAGGAATAAGCTTTGATGAAACGGTAGCAGCATTAGCTGCATTAACGAAAGTCGGTTATACAACTGCAAAAGCAACAACAGCATTATCAAGATTGTTCTCGGATTTGATAAAACCTCAAGAAAAGGCTGTAAAATTAGCAGCTGAATTAGGAATAAAATTTGATGCTGCAACAGTAGCTTCTGAAGGATTAATAAATTTCATTAATGAATTAAGACAGGCATTAGATGAATATGCTAAAAAAGGCGGAGATGCAAGTGAGGCAACATTAAATTTATTCGGAAGAATAGAATCTCAAAAAGCAGCATTAGCATTAGTGGGTAATGCATATGAAGAATTAGTAGAAATAAATGCAGAAATGGCTAATAAAACAGGTTCAGCTCAATTAGCTTATGATAAAATGCGTAATAGTGTTCAATTATTAAATCAAGCAATAAAAAATAATGTTGATAGATTAAAAGAAAATATATATGAAGGATTATTACCTATTATTAAAGGAATATTAGAATTTACTCAAGCATTTACAGGAGCATTAAGTGTATTAAAAGGTGCTCCGAGAACAATTTTGCTTACATCATCTGCAATTAATGCAATGTCTGTAGCAATAGGAGTATTAAGTTTTGCTATAAGCTCCTTAAAAAAATATTTAGTACCTACTTTGGGAACAGTAGGTAAATTTATTACAGGTTTAAATGGAATAGCTTTAGTTGTTTCTGGAGTAATTGCAGCAATTTCTACAGCAAATTACTGGATAAAAAAACATGATGATACATTACAAGCATCATATGATTCATTAACACAATTAAATGATGAATTAGATACAATGGCACAAAGATTTGATTCGATAATGGGCAGTGTAAAAATGGATAAAATATCCGAAGAATTAGAAAGATTAAAACAAGCAGTTATTGATTATAATTATGAGCTTGAAACAGGTGTAAAAGCTAATTATAATGCAAAAGGTGTAATAGATGAAATTTTACAACAATATCCAGAATTAGAAGGATATGTAAAAAATGTAAATTTAAAAATTGAAGATCAAAATAAATTATTATTAAATACAATAGATTTTGAATCACAAAAATTAAAAATACTTCAGGCTCAAATGGAA